CCACACCAAGCAACGCGCCAACTCAATCGGCCCTGACGATTTCTGTGATGACAAAGCGATGGCGCCTGGAGTCTTGACAGCCACAGCTCTACCGACATGTTCAGCCAGCATCGTTTCACCAGTGTGTTTGACACGGCCTTCATTGATCAGGTTTTTGACCAGCGATGTGTAGCGGCCGATTTCCTGGTACCCGACCAGCACCCTGCGACGTTGCAGATCGGAGGGGCAGTTGGTGTCCAGTGTTGGCGTGATAGCAACTTGCAAGCCTGAGTTGGAGGCCAACTGAACTCGTATGTTATCCCATAGTTGTGTCACGGTTTCGCACATGAATGCGACAGTCGCAGTCAGCATCCCAGCAGTATTCACGTTGACACGTACAGCCACGTACCGGCCATCGTCGAGCGAGACTTCCACGGCGAGCACGCCGCCAGGCAATGGTGGCAAATCGGTACGACAAGATTCCCACCGTCCAGGCGGCAGCCACGACAATTCGGATTGCACCCATAGGTTCACGCTAGAACGCAGAAATCCGGCACGGTTCGGCCCTTTGGATTCGGCGCGAATGGTGCGCATGTCCAATGTGTAGCCCAATGCAGGGTTGGCGTACTCCCACGCAGCTTCACTCATGGGGTCTAGCTCTGGTGGTGGGCTGTATTCGGCTAAATACACAGAGTTCGTGGCTTCACCCGAATCGATAGCACGTATGCCCTGCTCACGCCAACGCAACATCGCAACACTGTTTTCAGATCCGGCAGTGCTCCACATCGAGCACAATGGGTTCGGTCTAGCACGCTGCGTAGGCAGCAAACCAATGTCAAGAGTCTCAGAATCGATGCCAAACACTTCGTCAGCAATGATGAGGTCAACGCTCATACCGTGACCACTGGATGGCCTAGCGGCTTTGACATGCCATTTGGAGTCGCCCACCTTGATGCTGTTGCGGCCATATGCCCAAACGGCTTTGACACCGAACTTGGCTTCCAGGATGGGTGCCATGTCCTGGAACAGCGACGTAGCCAGGTCTAGCCGGTGGGCTGTGGTCAGGATTGTTTGCGGCCCGACCTGCGTGGCGTATTGCGTGAGCCACCATCCAAGGAGCGCTTTGAGGGCAACGGTTTTTCCGTTTTGTCTGGCGACGCTGACAAGTGAAACGTGGTTGATGAACTGCCCCTGGGCATCCACGGCCAACTGACCATCGAGTACATGCCTTTGCCATGGCATGAGCTCCACACCGAGAATCCGTTTAGCCCACTCTGCAACCTCCGGCCCATAGCTACCAGCAGCCTCCTTGACGATCGTTTCAATTCTCGGGTGGTCATGACCAATTTTGTCGGATTCGCGCCGAACACGCTGCGTGACGGCTGAGTCCTTTGGGATAAAGAGAACACTGGGCGCGGGGGCAAGAGTTCGTCTTGATCCAAAAAGTTTTGGCTCAACCACGCCATTTCGTGTTGAACGTGTGTTTGGTGCTCTCGAACGCTGTGCGTGACCAGTTTTTGGTCTGGTTGCATTTTGTCGTTTTTGTTTGGCCGCTTTGTAGTTGGCTCCCCTTCTTGCGTTGCATGGCTTACAGCTGGGCACCAAGTTGTCTGCACTGTCTGTGCCGCCTCGGTCGTGCTCGATGATGTGGTCTGCCTCGGTGGCTGGTCTGCGTTTGCACCAATGGCACAGTGGTTGGTCTTTTAGTAGCTCTTGCCTGACCTTGCGGTAGGTGGGGTTGGCTGTGCGCCGGTTCGGCGGCCGCTTCTTAGGCATGGGGGTTTTGCTGACGCGCTTCGCTTGTCCTAGCGCCCTCGCGTTGCTCGGTTGCTATCAATCGTTGATGGCAGAGGTAGCACACTGGCCCGGCTTCCGTAAGTTGGTCACCGTATTTCGTCGAGAGGTTTTGTTCACCGCACTTCACGCATGTGCCAATTTCGATTACCGTTTCATAGCTGCATTTGATTTTCATGTTGTCAAGGTTACTTAGGCAGACTGCCCCCGGGCTCCATCCCGACCGTTGATGAAGCACGGTTCACACTCGCCACACGATGTATCTGTTCGCATGGGCTGACACGCCTGTCTAACGGGCTAACTGATGATGATGAGTCACCGAGGATTTGCACCTACATCAGGTCACGCGGCCTGAACGCACCAATGTGATTGGCGTACTTAAATTGTGACTGAGCCCAAATCCTCGAAATCTTTTTCTGGATGTGCAAAGTCAATTCTGTTCTTATTATTCCAATTCACACCAAGCACAGTCCACGCATCATCATCCCCCATGAAACGACCATGACCGTGAATTGCAATTTCGGTAAATGGCACTTGGTTGCCTTGCCAATCCTCTAAGTCGCCCAGCACGCATTTTGCACGGCTTAATACTCGAAATATTTCAATGGCGTGCCTTTTGGAACGACATTCAATGATTAATTGATAATCACTTTCACCACCGACAACTACTTCGTATCGAGTCATGATTCCTCCACTAATTTTTCCAAGCAGTGATTACAGCACTGGCTTCTTGTTTTGTCAATTCATCAAACTTCACGACCTCACGATTCAGCACATTGCCAATCTCACGCATCGTCTGGCTACCCGGCGTAAAGCCTCGGGTCTTGGCAAGCACTCGAATCATCCCAATTTGCTTCTCGGACGCTTTGCCTGGGCCTGCCTTCAATGGCACCACATTGGTTTGTGGTTCGCCTGTAAATGGGTCGGGGATGGGTTCGCCATCCGGGTAACGAGCAATCTCCACGCGCGGCTTCTCAGGCTGTTGCCTAGCTAACACTTCTTGCTTGCTGGCCATCTTGTGGTCAATGCCGAAGCCCATCATGCCCAATGCTCGACCTAAGGCCGAGGTGCTGGCATTCATTTGCTCAGAGTCTTTGGTGTATGGCGTGCGGCCTGGAAATGGTTCCCAGCAGTATGCAATGCAGGGCAGTTGGTCATCTTTGTCGCGCCATACGGTGCAACGAATCTCAATGTACAACTTTTCATTCACCTCACGGAATGTAGGTTGCGATTCCTGAACACGCAGGTCGGGGAACTTCTCTAGTGCCATGCGTAGCCGGGTCGGTACGTCAACGTAGTTGTCGAGGTTGAAACTCATGCCAATTCCTCCATCAGTGATGCCAATGCGTACCATTCTTTGACTGGCATAACCGCCATCCATTCGCCCACATCAGTAATGCCTGGGCGCTTGGCGATGATTACGCCTGTCCATGCTTTGTCGTTCTCGATTTGTCTGCGCAGCTGCTCGAAGTAACCATGCCATGAGTGTGCTTTGCGGTCTTTGACTTCTATGACCACCCCAGGCCAGCCATTGATATCGCCTCGGTCTTTGTGTGTACCTGCTTGAATGCGGTCGGCGTTAATGCCGTGATTGCGTAGCCATTTGACGACAGCTAGTTCTGCTGCGTGGCCTTTGCGTTTCTGTGGGCTAGTCATCGTAGTTAATCGCCATGTCTCCAAGTACGTGCTTAGGTGCATCGTGCAGCATCTCGCGTGCATCAGCCATGTGCAGGCAATTCAGATACCCAATGGCATCTACCAGCGAGTCCTCGTGCATCTTGCCTTCCTCCAGCGACTTCATCAGCCGGGCCAACTTGACGCAAACCATGTACATGATTGCTTCCTGCGTGGTCAGGTTGTGGTGATAATTGGTGATGCTGCCAAATATGCGCCGGACTCGCGTGTAGTCATCGAATGGGTGGCCGTATTGGGCCATCCTGTCGCCTTTGGTGAGTTGCCATGCTCTGTACGCGGCATCGCCTGGGTCAATGTTGCTGCTCATCGTCATCCTCCATAGGTCGAGCAAGATACCAGAACGCTGCCACGATGTATCCAATGAACACACATGCAAAGAATGTCTCAGCCCACGACGTTGGCATATGTGCTCCAGTTCTCCCAGCCGTAATGCGTTGCGATATGCCATGCCACCCACATGTTTGTTAGTGGGTCAAACAGTTCTGCGCAATCATCAATCATGCCTTGGGTTTGCAGGTAGCCACGTGGCCAGTATTTGGTTGGTTGGCACCACGATGGCGTATGAATCTGCATAAGGCCAAAGCTGTCTCCGTTGTCCCCGACTACGCCCGGTAAGCACCCAGACTCAAGCTCTGCGACCTGTAGGGCTATCCATAGGTCATCGAGCACAAAGCCTGCCCTGAGGGCCGTATCAGCCCATTCTTGGCAGCCTGGGCCTGTGTATGGGGGCATGGTCGTAACCACGCTCATATCGCTTCCTGATGCGTCTGCTGGGCTGTCCAAGCCCACCGTGCCTCGAAGGGGAGCCGTGTACACGGTGGACTCGGACACCAGCCCTGCTGTGTCTGTTTCAGGTTCTGTGGTCAGCATGAGGCCAAAGCCAGATACTGCACATGCCGCAACGGCAATGATGGTGAACGGGTTCATGCGACGCTCGGGTGGTCTGGGTCGATGCGTGGCTGATGGGTGAGCTTTGATGGTTCGCTCCAATCCTCGTCAGCGTTGAATCGGTAACGCAGCTGGGCCTTTACGACCTCGCCTTCAGCGTTCCTGAACACTACCAAGTGGAATTGTTGCGCTGTTTCTGCACAAAGCCCTGTCAGGACTTCGTAGGTAATCAGGTTGTGTGTCATGTGTAGGCCCCTCCAGAGCCTGATTTCAACCTAGCGTGTCTTTCGGCGCTTGTGGGGGATTTGCAGTTTGATGACCTTTCGCACCATTCGGGCAGGTATGAATAGCACATTGTCCGAGCCCTGTTCATCAGTGATGGATTGGGCCAGGCATAGGTGCCGGGCATTGGGTTTGCTGATGCGGTAGCCCACGCTATGCACGACGCAAGGGCTGTCTTTGAGCTCTGTTTGGTCGTACCAGTGGTCATTGTCCAGCGTGTGAGCATCGTGCCACACCACCAGTACCAGGGGTTTATCTAATCCAGCCATACCACGTACTCTGCCGCGACTCGGCCTTTGTCTGGGTCGATGAAATGCAACCGTTGGCTAGGTATGCCGGTGGCTGCCACGAACTCTCGTGCGTATTCGTTGTGCGATTCTGGGCTGCCGGTCACGAATATGCGGCCGCCATTGCTCATGGTCAGGCTCATTGGTGTGTGCCAGTGGCCCATGTAGCAGTCATTAAAGTCCTCGATGACTCCACCGGCCCAGGCATTGACTTTCCGCAGGATACCGAACGCAGGCGTATTGCCGCCAAAGCTGCGCACTTCATCTCCATGGACTAGCAAGGCCGTGTAGTTGCCAATCTTGACAATCTGGTACCAAGCTTCAGAGCTCTGCCAATCCTTGACCAAATGGCCGACTCGACTGCGTGCAATTTCGTAGCTGATGCGGTCAATGTTGTCCCCTTTGGGCATTTCGCCATAGCGACCTATGCGCCCGTGGTTGCCATATTCGCATACCACACGCACCGACTCAAAATTGCTAGCCAAAGTGCTAACAGTTTTACTGATGAGCCTGGACACCTCAAATAGCTGCTCGTACAAGTGGCTGTCAACTTCGTATGCCTGGCCTGGGAATATCCCCATGCCCTCCACCATGTCACCACCGAGCATCAGTACTGCCTCGCGTACCGGGTGGTGCTTGCGCTGAATGTCGGTGATGTGCACCACTTTGTCAATGAATCGGTCAATGCGCTGTGCGCACGTCTCGGAGCCGTATGACACGCTCTTTTTGCCGAGCTGCCAATCCGTGCAATGAATGACTGCCACTTCGGGTTTGCCTTTGCGTGTGTCTTTCTTGGGTGGCGTGACTTTGATTGGTGGCGTGCCAAGGCTGGCATCTTTGGCTGCCTGGTACACAGCCTCGACCAGCTCATCCCGGCTAACTTTCAGTTTGCCATACTGCTGTTGTGCTCGCTTTAGCGCCTCACGCAGCTGCTCAAGCGTCTGATGCTCTTTAATTTCGTCACTTAGAGACATGCTTCATCCTGAATCGATGAATGACATTAAAGTTGCACTCAAAGCCATGTTTCGTCAGCAGTGATGCCACGGCCTGGTTGCTGTACTGCTCGTCGTAAATCAGCTCATACCATTCCTCGCCGTTTGGCTGGTCATCCAGCCATTTAGCCAGCTCGGCCAACTTATTTATTTTTGGCTGGATTTCGTCGCGTAATCCCATTGTCATGTTCCTCCAGGTGGTTATCTATCTTGCGCTCTACCCTAGTCAATAACCGGCGCACGTATGCGTGGTCATTGGCATTTTCTTTGCGTGCACGTTCAATCAGGATTGCAGGCAGGACAGCCGCCGACACAATGGCAACGGCACTGATTAGGGCTACGTAGATTTCTGTCGGCATGAGTGTCCAGCCATTGCTGCACTCTGGCTGGTATTGATTCTGCCTTG